CCTGCATCTGCAATAACGACTTTATATTCACTAACTGGATCAACTCTAAAAATATTAATAATTCCAGTTAATCCATTTAAATCTGGAATATCAGTTAAATAAACAGGGTCATCAATTCCACTAATAAAGAAACCAGATGATTTTATATTAAATCCTGATTGATTTTTTATATGGAACTGATTTCCGAAACAAATTTCATATGTTGCTAAACTATTTAACACTGGTTTCAAATCGCGTCTCATCTGAACCGTTGTAATGTTTGAAGTAATTGATTCATTACTGTCATCAATTATTTTCAAGAATTTGCTATACTTAAATCTTGCACCATAACCATTCAACTCGGTTGAATTTGCATATTTTTGTACATTGTTATACACCAAACTTGAAACAAAATCCCCAGATGGTGCATTATTGTTGTTATAGTAAACAGTAGTATCGATTTCTATAGCCAAATATTTTAGGTCTAGTATTTCTGGTACAATACCTGCTACAGAGTATTTCTTAAGCATACTCTTTATATTATCCTTCACGCCATTGGAAACAAAGAATCCACCTTTTGGTTTTATTGTGATAAAAACTTTACCATATTGAGGTGGGTCTAAATCTTCGCCACCAAATGAAGAAACAGACTCTGCTTCTGGGTAAATTTGTGGGATAATTGCTTCATAATCACTAGATGTAACAGCTCTATTTTGTGCTGCATATATTCTTGTTGAATACTTTTTAATCGAATCGATTGATTCTATTTCTTTACCACCACCCGCTGCTATATTTGTAGTTAATAGTGAAATTCCATTCGTAACAACAAATCCATAATTGTCTAGTATGGTTCCAATGAAAAGGAAAGCAGATACACCGTTGGCAGTTTCGCCACTCGTAATGATATAAGAAGCATCAACGATATTTTGATTGATTAGTTTTCTGCCAAAAATACCATCACCAAATATAAGTTCGTATCTCTGGTCTTCTATCTCTTGAATAAAGAAAGTTCTTGATTCTGAGTTAATATCTAAAATATTACTTGCTTGAATATATTTTTTCCTTGGACCAAGTGAACCGTCCCTAACTTCAACTCTAATTAATGATGAATCTATATTAGCATTGTTTAAAATATACTTTTGATTGGGATTTAAACTATCAACAGTAAAAGTTTGTGTGATATACGTACCCTCATAGATTGAAACATCATTGAATTCAGCAATTCCATTTACAACAGGAACTGTAATATCATCTGGAATTGAATAAACATAATTTTCAACACCAAAAGAACCTGCAGATGTTGCAACAATACCTTTTTTAAGAGTAAGTGTAAGAGATTTTTGTGGTGCTAATGATGTGGCAGTGTCTACAAAGAATGAAATACTTGCTTTTGATGCAGTTCTTGATCTTGGAGTATATCCAATGCTTCTTGCGAGAGAAACGACATTTTCTCTAAGTGTGGCACTATCAATAAAAACCTCATTGCTAACCATATTAGCATTGTATGAGGAAATATATGTATTATATGCAAGAACATCAATAATTACTGAAAGATTCGAACCTTCAAAATCATAGTCAGTAAAATTCGAGTTCGATCTGAGATAATCTCTAATCGAAGTCTTTATTTGGTCGAAGTCTAGGTTTGTGAAGTTTACTAGTGTCATTTATCGTGTTGGTTGTAATGCAAATGATAATTGTTGAGGTAATACATCAACACCAACTATGTAATAACTTACAGTTACAGTAAATTCATAATCATCAAAATTTGGTGTAACTACTACATCAATTAAACTCACCCTTGGTTCATAATTTTTGATAGTATTTTCAATTTCATCCTTTATAACAGAAGCACTTATATCATCAATGTTTTCAAAAAGTGATCTATTAACCTTTGAACCCAGATTTTGATTAAAAAATCTTTCTCCAGGTTGTGTTAATACAAGATTTCTGATTGATCGGGCAATCGCAGTTTCATTTTTAATACCAATCAGGTCATAATTCAGGGGATTAACCTGAAAGGACAAACTAATATCTTTAAATTCTTTGCTTATCCTTTCAGAAGGCATGAGAAGATTATTAATCCTATAATATATCTTATTTATTACTATTTTTTCGATTCATAAAGGGGTTCGGTGCCATATTCCCAGTCATCATAATCCTCATCATTGCGAATTTTTTCGTGAATTTCATTTTGATGGTAAAAATCATGTTTTTTGGGAGTCAAATCGTCATTTGCGATTTCTCTGAGCATCTTTTGCCCACCAATTGTCTCCTTTTTGTCCATTTTTTTGCTCCTGATTTGTTAAATCAGAACTTTTTACGGGGTTGCTATCCCGAATTTTTGTTATTTCGTACATAAAATCATCTGAAGTCTCAATTTTACGACGATTTTCGACAGAATACTCAGTTAAATCAATCTCATAACCTGGATTTTTGGAAATTCTGTTCTTTGTCCATGCATCATCATACCATAGTATCTTATTATTTGGGTATGCATAGAAATTTCCATTGTCCATCTTGAAAAAATGAGCACATTTGTGCTCTGGAGTCTCACTGAAGTTAGTATTCAAAGTAGATTTTGACTCCCATGACCAATCAAGGGTGAACATATAAGTCCCTTCATTCTTTTCTCCACGATAATTAATAAGTTCAGCACGTAAGTTAGCCAATCTTGAACGAACTTGAACATCAACATAAGGAGAAAAACAATCCCACCACATACACTCTTCTAAACTTGGTGATGGTGCATCAGACTTCCAACAAAATGCATGAATTGGTCTACGTGTCCAATTAACCCCATTCTCTAGAAATGCCTCAAAGAGGGGTACGTGCTTCTCTAAGGACGCTACAGAGTGTACGTCACATAAAGTTACCTCTCCATGGCCTTTTTTATGATTATAAAGAAATTCATTACGTATGTAACAAGTAAATGTTGGAAGATTGTGATTTAAATATGCCATAACACCTAATAAAAAAGCAGGAATTTCTTCCTGCTTTATCTATACTATTAACCTTTACCTTGTCCGCGATACTTCTTCTTTTTACCATTACGAGAGGTTGCACTTAGAAGTGTACGAGCAGAACGTCCTTGACGAGTCTTCTTTGGTGCTCCGGGTTCAAAAATAGTTTTGTTCAGTGCCATTTAAATTTCCTCCATTTCAATTAGATTAGGATCAATATCCTCACCAGAGAAGTATTTCTCTGATAAGTCTTGAAGAATCTCAGTACAATCTTCTGCACTGAGATTTGAATAAATTTTACGACCTTTATACAAAAGATTGTATTTCTTTTCCATTAGATTACGCGAGTTTTTTCATGCCCCACTCTAATACGAGGATCGCACCAGATTTCAAAACCTGCCTCTTTAGCATCAAGACAGAATGAAACATCCTCACCACACATATCCTGCACTTGACCAGACTCAAAGACTTGCATCTTCGGAGCAAACCAAGGATATTCAAGATTCTCAAAGACACCATTCTTAATCAGTACCCAACCAAAACCAGTGTAATCCACTGTGAAAGGCTTTCTACGCTTTGAAATAGACTCAACAGTTTCGTGATTCATGACTCCACCATTCTTGCGGAAATCATCTTCCTCCAACCAGTGTGCGACAGAAGTTGTGTGTCCATCCTCTGTTGCATACCAACCAGCAGTAATCTCACGCTCTGTACCATCTTCACTCAGAGAAAGATCACAGAGTTGCCAGAACTTGTTTGTGTCAAAGACAATATCCGAGTCAATCCAAAGTTGATAATCATATTGTAATTTACCATCCCAAGGTACTTGCTTTGGTCCACGAAGTACATTTGCACCTAATACTTTACAACGTGCAAAGTTAACCATGGATGAATAGTCTTGTGAAATCTGAATACTCATACCATTCTGTACCATATCAAAGCACAGTTGTACAAAGTTCTTCAGAAAGATAAAAGAACATCCACGTCCAGGAAGACAGAAAACAATTGACTTGCCTCGCATCCTTTCTTTGATTGCATCAATATCCCATTCTTGTTCTTTGGGTTTTGGTGCGT